GCGCGCGGGTCCTTGCGGTCGAAAAACCGCTTTTTCAGCCAATGTGTGATGCTGATCGGGTTGAACGTCAGGATCATTTGCAGGTAATAGGGGAAGTCTGTGCGCAGTCGGATGTCCAGCTGGTCGAAGTCCCCCTGCTCCAGCTCGCTCGCTTCCTCGATCCAGATGCCCGTGATGTCGTAGATCGACTTGAGCTTTTCCACGTCGTCGAGGCCCGCGAACAGGATCTTGCTGCCGTTCGCAAACGAAA